GCTACATCCCCGGTAGCCAGCAAGTACGTCCGCCTGCACCCAAGCCGACACCCAAGCCCACCTCCAGCACTGGTGGCACCCCTACCCGCGCTCAATCCACCCAACAACGAGCTACCCAAGCACCCCGTAGCTCCAACAGCGGTGGTACAACCTCCACATCAAGCCGGAACACTCCCACACCAACCATGCCCAGCGTGGTTAAGGAACGTCGGGTGTCTGCCTCTACCGCTAACCGTGAGTCCGGTAACTACGGAACCAGCCGTACCAACAACCCACTGATGAAGGATCTGGTGGCAGGTATGGACCGTCGTGAACAGGGTCGTGCTGATAAAGCCATCTCTGATGGTAAGGCAAGCCGTGCTGAATACAACCGCTCCTCGCCTCCTGAAGTAGCAGCTAAAGCCAAGGATAACTTCGACAAACTCTCCCCTGAAGAGAAGAGGCGCATCAAAGAGCGTTACAGCTGAATCAATACGTTAACGGAGAGGCCCCTAGAAGCGTCTGCAGGGCCTCTTCTTTCTTATTTAGGTACAATCTACCGTGAACGATATCCTCGTAGCTTTACGGGGCGATTTCAAGCTGTTTCTGCAAGCCCTGTGGCAGCAGCTTGATTTACCTTCCCCTACCCGTGCTCAATATGCCATTGCTGATTACCTCCAGCATGGACCTAAACGATTACAGATCCAAGCCTTTCGTGGTGTCGGCAAGAGCTGGATTACTGGGGCCTTTGTGTTGTGGACACTCTTTAAAGACCCAGAGAAAAAGATCATGATCATCTCTGCTTCAAAAGAGCGGGCAGATAACATGTCCATCTTTCTGCAGAAACTGCTTATTGAGACACCGTGGCTAAACCATCTAAGACCGAAGTCAGATGATGCCCGGTGGTCACGCATTTCTTTTGATGTCAACTGTTCTCCTCACCAAGCACCATCCGTCAAGTCAGTTGGAATTGGAGGTCAGCTGACTGGTTCTCGTGCTGACCTAATGATTCTTGATGACATTGAGGTCCCCAACAACAGCATGACTGAGATGATGCGGGAGAAGCTCCTGCAGCTATGTACTGAGGCTGAGTCCATTCTGACACCAAAGAAGGACTCCAGAATTATGTACCTGGGGACACCTCAGACGACCTTCACCATCTACCGCAAGCTGGCTGAACGGAACTACCGCCCCTTTGTCTGGCCTGCACGGTATCCCCGCTCCCTCAGCAACTACGAAGGTCTGATCGCTCCACAGCTCCAGGAAGACATCGACGGTGGGGCTGAGTCGTGGACTGTAACCGACCCTGACCGCTTCTCCAACGACGACCTGCTCGAGCGGGAAGCAGCAATGGGACGAAGCAACTTCATGCTTCAGTTCATGCTTGACACCAGCTTGAGTGACGCTGAGAAGTTCCCGCTTAAGTTCTCTGACCTAGTGGTCACCTCAGTCAACCCCACCCAGGCACCCGATGCTGTGGTGTGGTGTTCTGACCCACGGAATGTCCTTAGGGATCTCCCCACCGTTGGTCTACCCGGTGACTACTTCTACTCTCCAATGCAGCTCCAAGGCGAGTGGTCCGACTACACCGAAACCATCTGCTCCATTGACCCATCTGGTCGAGGTACTGACGAAACAGCAGCTACATACATCTCACAAAAGAATGGCTTTCTCTACGTTCACGAAGTACGAGCGTATCGCGACGGTTATAGCGATAACACACTTCTTGACATCTTGCGTGGGTGTAAGCGTTACAACGTCTCAAAACTTCTCATCGAAACTAACTTCGGTGATGGCATCGTCGCAGAACTCTTCAAAAAACACCTGCAACAGACCAAACAAGCCATAGCTGTAGAGGAGGTCCGGGCCAACGTCCGTAAGGAAGACCGCATCATCGATGCCCTAGAACCCGTGATGAACCAACACCGTCTCATCATCGACCGTGGTGTGGTGGAGTGGGACTACGCCTCCAACAAAGACGCAGCACCTGAGGAACGACTCCAATATATGTTGTTTTTCCAGATGAGTAGAATGTGTCGAGAGAAAGGAGCAGTTCGTAGGGACGATAGGCTCGATAGTCTGGCTCAAGGTGTGAAGTACTTCACTGACGCTATGGGCATCTCCGCTTATGAAGCCGTCAAACAGAAGCGGATGGATGACTGGCAAGACCTTCTTCAGACCTTCCTGGATGACCCACAGAGCGCCGCTAATCACATGGTGATGGGGTTTGACCTAGAGATGCGTACGAAGGCTCGTGGGGCCTCCAAAGGGGCTCTCCCGACGTGGATCTCATTAAAATAGAGACCCCAGTCATACCAAGGAGTTTGGTCGAGGACGCACTATAACGGGGGATGGGGGGATATTGGCCCACCTTGACAGGTAGACCAACATCCCCGCCGTCCTTCTTTAATATCATCTTGAAACGATATTCCGTGAGTACCGTGACTCACAAATGACACAATACCTAGTACTGAATCCTGGGAAGACAGAAAGACTGATGATCCCACCAATCCAAACTTAATCATCCCTCTCTTACTACTCTTACTACTTATACTACTGTATTCCAACTTCTTTTAACTAAACAGTTGGGGTTAAGAAGAAGACTGAATCTTGATCATCTGAATGTCTTGGACATCTGAATGATACTGGATTCATTCTGTCCATTAAATTCAAAGAAAGAACTACTTACTCAATGACCCATTCCGTATCACTCATCCACATCACTCCTAACTCTGAAGAACTTATCTCGTACATGGCTAGGGTATCTAACCCCTCCAATCAAACTAACACTGAGACCAGTGCTAAGCTAATTAGATATCTTATTACCCATGACCATTGGTCTCCATTTGAAATGGTGAACATGTGTGTGGAGATTAATACGACTCGTTCTATTGCTGCTCAGATCCTTCGGCATCGGAGCTTTAGCTTTCAAGAGTTCAGTCAACGGTATGCTGATGTAACTACTATTGGTACTCCCATCGTACCTGCACTACGGAGACAGGATCTGAAGAATAGGCAGAACAGCATTGATGACTTGAGTACTGAAAAGAAGGAGATCTTCTATCGACGTATTGGTCAACTGTTTGCTGAGTCAGAAGACCTGTACCGGGAGATGGTGAGTAGTGGTGTGGCTAAAGAGTGTGCTCGGGATGTGTTGCCTATGTCGTCTCCGTCTAGGTTGTATATGAATGGGACGATTAGGTCTTGGTTGCATTATTGTGACTTGAGGACTGGGAATGGGACACAACGGGAGCATGCAGTGATTGCTGGTCAGGTTCAGGACTTGTTGTATGAGCATGTTCCGAATGTGTGTCGTGCGATGTGGTCTAATGATTGATTAGAGGTGTCTAGAAGGGCCTGGAAGGTGGGTGGAGTGGGTGTTGGGTGTCTTTGTACATCTTACCTAGTTCATAGCCCTTCTGGGTCATTCTGGAGGGGCTGATAGATTTTTGACATAATTTTGTGAAGGGATTCGCTATAGCGGGGACGCCTATGTACCCCCCATGGCCCCCTTTTGTATCACCAGGGGTGCCGCTCAATTAGCAATCGAGCACCAAACCGGTCAAAACTAGTTCAGTTGCACCATTATTCAGCCTAGAATCGCTGAAATCCCTTGGTATGACTGGTGATACGAATCCGTATTATTCACGAAATCTGTAGCGAAAAGCCTATTGTGTAGAGTTGTGACTGATGCATGCACTAGTCGCTCGATTGCTGCCATGCTTCCAACAGGCGAACGGGGTCAACCCACGCCGTAATCCATCCACAAGTGCAAGCACTATGGCTTACCTCACCGAACCCTTCATCGATCAGATCCACCAGGCTATTGATTCCATCATTTGGAGCCGCAACACGTACAACAACAGCACTGTTGAGTACAGCTGGCATCTGATGGCCAACCTCGCATGTATTGATGGAATCATTGACGGCTCGGATTACTGATTAACTACTAGGACGCACCGACAATGCTTACCTCAAACCGCATCCCCCACAATTCAGGTCTTTACCACGAACAAATATTTGACAACAATAAACTAGTTGCCCAACTTCTCAGCGAGTCTAATGGCACCTATTGGTGGGTAATTACAGCCAATCAAGCGATCTCACGCGGATATCAAACAGTATCCGATGCTAAGAAAATTCTCTTCAGTGTTCTTGAGTGCAAATGAAACCAACCCTCGAAGGTATCACCCTTTCATTGATGTCAACTCTTCTATGCGGACTCACCTTTTTAGGTGCGCTAGGTGTTGAGCCAGCCCACACTCCACAACAAACACAAACAGTTGCCAACCTGAAGTAATGAGCACTCACGAAATCACAGCCGCCGATTGTACCTGGGCTGATATTAATTTCGAGTCACCTAAAGAGGCTCTCACCTTTGCAGACAGACTAGAGCAAAGGCTTAAGGATCCCACGATCAGTGAGGATGAACGCAAGCGGATTGATGATGCATTAGACGACCTATTCTCTACGGTGTTTGATTGTATGTTCTGAATGAGTTTACTGATCCCACTACCTGCCATCATCGCGCTCACCTTTGCCCTTTATCAACTAAACAAAGAAGAATGAACTATTACCTTTCACCAGAGGATGCACCATGGACCGAAGAATATCGGGATGCACAACGTGTCATCAATTCAACCCGCATTCTCAGTGATGATCACTCACGGTATTGGTGTGATGAAAACATCGACGAATTCACGGACGCATTGTATGGGGTGATTTAACTTTGCATAATTCCATGCATTAGTGCATGCGTCACTGTTCACCAACCACAATTGCAAGCTCCAACCATGGCCCATTGGTATCACCTCACAAAGAAATCAAGCAACAAAAAAACAGGCCCGATTGCAGTATCAATAACATCTCGTGATAGCTGTTCACCTTCCTGCCCTTTGTTTGATAATGGCTGCTACGCTGAAACAGGTCCGTTACGATTACATTTCGATGCAGTATCTGAGGGGCCTTACAGAGAGAAGCCTAGAGGGATTGATATTGAATCCTTCATCAATGCGCTTAGAACACTGCCAGAGGGTAGCTGCTTCAGGCACAACCAAGCCGGCGACCTACCACACAATAAAGGTCTGATCAATGCCCACGCCTTAGAGCTAATCACTGACGCATGCTCTGAGCGTAAGCTAACCGCCTGGACTTATACCCATCACAGCATCGACAATATG